TCCGTGTCGGCTTACTTGCGTCTCCTAAGAGATGAACGTTGTGTTAATTCTAACACATTCATACTATATATGCAAGTTAAACAGTAACATTCGTTACAAAATCCTGTGGACTCAAAAATGGCCAGGATATTTTTTCGCCATATTTTGGAATTTATCTTCTCTTTTTCTTTTGGGGTGGTGATTTATATCCCCATCGTGACGGTGAGATTGTACCATAACCAAAATCTATTCTCTTTACTGCTGTCTTACCATAGGTATCACAGTATAGATCAAATATGTTTACATTCTTTTGAGATCTCGTAAGATCAATAAACATTTTACCCTCAACTTCATAGTGCACCAACTTAGCATCTGTAGGATACTTTTTATCATTTGCTGCTTCAAGTGTGGTTCTTT